GAGAATCCCAGACAGGAGGATTCGACCACGGAGAGTAGTTAGGCGACCACAGGCAAAGCCTTACCAAGTGGTACAGACGACCGGTATGTTACCGACGGGTAACTTACCGACCGGTAGCCTCCATCTGTGGCATAGATAGGGCCATCCCCCCCCCGCATAGCCCCCCCCGTCACCGGTTCGGCGCATATGTATAGATATGGAGGGACAGTCGGGTGCTTTTTTGCCTTTCGGAGCAGGCCTGTTGCTTAGACTGTTCGTGTAGCCTCCGTCGTGGCGCCTTTCCGCTGGACGGCGTCACGACCCAGTCATATACATATGGCAGACTGTCCCACTTTGTTATCCTAGGATAACAGGCCGGTGGTCCGCCGGTTTCGGTTGGGACAGTTGCGGCTGTCTTAGTGGAGGTGTACGCATGGCGCAGAATGGTGGCGGCAAAGGCTGGCATACTGACGTGGAGTCTGGTGAGAAGGTGATGCCCAAGTCGTGGATTCGCCTTCTCGACTGGCTCCTTCAGGGTCCCGATAGGGATCCTAAACATCAGTATGAGTGGGCTGAGTTGAATGGGTTGCATGAGGATTCGATTCGTCGCATTAAGCGTGATGCGCGGTTTGCGCGGGAGTGGGATCGTCGTGCGTCTGAGTTGAATATTCATCCTGAGCGCACGCAGTCGGTGATTGATGCGTTGCATGCTGCTGCTGTTGGGGGGTCTGTGCAGGCGGCGTCTTTGTACTTGCAGTATATTGAGAAGTTTACTCCTAAGCGGCGTTTGGTGTTGGATGAGCGTGAGGCTTCTGGGTTGTCTGATGGTGAGTTGGCTGATGAGTTGGAGGCTCAGGTGTTGCATTTGAGGGTGGTTGAGGATAATGGTTAGGCCGCGTATGGTTGGTCCGGATTTGCCGTCTGGTTTGAGGCGTCCTGATAGGTCTGTGGATTTGCGTAGTATGCCGGTGCAGCAGATGGGTTTAGGTGTCTTCAACTGGGGTGGTTACGGGAATCCTCCTGCGATATGGAGGCGGGGACCCGGAGGGCCGAGTTGGAGTCTTACGAGTAACGCTGAGTCACGACGGTTTATAGCGGCGGTTGCTGAGCAGATGCGCAGGGAGGGGAAGGACATGCCTCCTCCCGGTTCGGATGCGGGGTTTTCGGTGGATGATGTTCACGAATATCTTGGGAAGTCGCCCCGGTATATTGCGCTTTCACCGGAGGGGGGTATCGTGGATGACGTGCCGGAGCCGGGTCCGGAGGCCGCGGTGGACCCCGAAAGGGATCCAGAGCCTGCGTGGGAAGCGCCTCCTGATGCGGGTAATCTTTTGAGTGTGGGAGCGGCTGCTGGGGGGGCACAGGTTTTGGCGAATACCCCGGTTCCGAACTTTCAGGGGCCGCAGGTACACGCTATGGCTGGTGGTGGACCGCCTAATTGGCAGGAGGATTTGCCATTGGGGGATAGACCGGGCCGCAGGTTGACTCCAGCGCAGATCGCTGCCGGTCAGGCTGGGGTTGAGACGGGGAAGGGCATATTGGGGGGCACTATCCCCGCCCCACCGGATCCTGACGCTGGACTGCCGCCTGCTGGACCTGAGTCGGAGCAGGGCACTCTGTGGGACCCGGAGTCGCAGATGGACCGACAGTTGATGGCTGAGATGGCGGCCCAACGGGGCGCCCAACCGGAACACGGTTATTTCGGGGCTGCGGGCAGTGCTGTCAGCGGTGTGGTGGACGATCTGTCCAGCATGGTGCAGGGGATGTCGGCTGGTGAGAGGGCTGCTATGATCAGCGCGCTGGTGGCTGCCGGGTTGCTGATGGTTGGTTCTGGTGGAACGCTGATCCCAATAGGGTTGGGTGCTGGTGCCGGTTTGGGGGCGATGAGCAGTGCCCCATGATGACCCGGAACTGCGTACAGGGTTCGCTGTGGAGGCATATGATGTCTACGACCCGTTTCTCGATGAGGAACCTTTGGAGTGCGATATTGACCATGTGGAGATCTGTGAGTCCTGCCAGTGAAAGCAACGGTGACGGTGATTCTGATTTGTTCGTGTATTGGATTGACGGCGTGGGCGTCTGTTCGGGCGCTACGTTCGTTGTTAGGGTAGATGAAAGTTTGGATTGATCAGGATCTCTGCACCGGCGACGGTATTTGTGCCGAGATTTGCCCGGATATTTTCGAGATGGCTGACGACGGGTTGGCTTATGTTAAGGAAGAACATTGGAAGTCGATTGCTGGGCCGGATGGTGGCAAGGGTGAGCCTGCTTATCAGATGGCTGAGGGGATGGCGGCAGTGTCGGATGAGTTGGCTGAAGCCGTGATCGAATCAGCGGAGGAGTGCCCCGGTGAGTGCATTTTCATTGAGGTGTAGCAAATGGGCCGTCTGAGCGAACTTCAGCGTGAGGCCGAATGGCGGCGCTGCACGTCCGATGAACAGTACTTCTTGGAGAACTACTGGCATATCGCCCACCCGGCGTTCGGGCGGATCCTGTTCAAGTTACGTCACGCCCAGTCGAACGCGTTGGCCCACTGGGATGAGCATCGGTACAGTCTGACTTTGAAGGCCCGTCAGATCGGTTGGACTACTCTGGTGGCTGCCCACCAGTTTTGGTTGGCGTTTTTTCACGCCGATCAGAACATTGTTGACCTGTCGCGTACAGAACGAGAATCGGTTCTGCTGCTACGGAAGTCTAAGTACGGTTTTCAGCACATGCCGGATTGGATGTTGGAACGTGGCCCGGAGTCGCTGGTTGATCATCAGCAGAAAATGTCGTTCGATAATGGTAGCCAGATCACTTCGATGCCTTCAGCATCCGATCCTGCTCGTGGTGAGTCGGCTTCGCTGGTTGTGGTTGACGAATGGGCGTTCCTTCCGAACCCTGAGGAAGCGTGGGCTTCTATAGAACCGGTCGCTGACGTGGGGGGTCGTATCATCGGCCTGTCTACGGCTAATGGGTCTGGTAACTTTTTTCACGAACTGTGGGTGGGGTCACAGACTGGTAATAACCGGTTTGCTCCCATGTTTTTCCCGTGGTCCGCCACGGAGGACCGGGATGACGCATGGTACGAGTCGAAGCGGGATTCGATGTTGCCGTGGCAGTTGGCTCAGGAGTATCCGACGACGCCTGAGGAGGCGTTCATCAAGTCGGGTAACCCGGTGTTCGATTTGGACGTGTTGGAGGAGATGAACGCGTTTGTCGAAGAGGGGCAGGCCGGATATTTATGGGAGCCGCACAAGCGGGTAGTGGAATGGCGCAAGGATGCTCACAGTTTGGCGTGAACCCGTTCGTGGACGGGCGTATTGTATGGGGGTGGACACCGCGGAGGGACTCGTCCATGGCGACTACTCTTGCGCGCAGGTGTTGGACGTGCGAGCGGGCGAACAGGTTGCTGTATGGCACGGGCACATTCCCCCCGACACGTTGGCCCACGAAGTTCACCTGCTCGCTTTGTGGTACAATGATGCCCTGACGTGCGTGGAGTCGAACAACCACGGGTTGACTACTATCACCCAGTTGAGACATTTGGGGCACCCGAATCTGTTCCGGAAACGGCTGTTGAACCGTTCGACCACGAAGGTGTCGCAGGAGTTTGGGTGGAAGACGACGCGTACGACGAAACCGTTGTTGATTGACGATCTGGGCATGGCGTTGCGGGCCGGGGAGATGCGCATCCATGACCGGTACACTCTGGCCGAGTTGAGGACGTACGTTCGGAACGAGCGGGGTTCCATGGGGGGTTCTCCGCATGATGATCGGGTTATGGCGTTGGCGTTGGCTAATGAGATGCGCCAGTACGCGTTTATGCCCGAGTTCACGGCGAAAGTGGACGATTATTGGACTGTGGACTGGTTCGCCCGGATGGTGAAATCGGACGATGATCCGGATTTGCGAATCGGGCAGCACACGGTGCGTGGGACAGTCTGATCTTACCTAACAGAGACTATTGGAGGTTTCATGGCTAAGAACTTTGTGTCGTTCACAAGCGGCACGGAAACGATTGACGGCCCGAAGGGTCAGAACAACAAGATGGAGCGCGGTGGTTCCGTGGTGTCTAACCCGATTTGGGAACCGACCGCACCGAACTCCCCCAAGCAGCGGTTTGGCGACCCGAAGTACGCTAACCAGACCGGTGGTTATGGTGAGAACTCGCCGCGGGTGACTCCCTTCAACCAGCATGGTGTAACTGGTCAGGTTGAGCCTGCCACGCCGCAGCCGGATTTGAAGGGTCATAATGCTGCTCCGCACACGAAGCGGACCACTTCTGGCGGTCGTTGGAACTATCCGACTAAAGTCGGCAAGTAGCAGTGCCAGTCCTCCCCCGGGAGGCGTCCTACGGCGAGTTCCGCGACTATGTGGCGGAGCGCCGTGGGCCGCTTTCCTGCGCTGAGATTGACGAGTTGTGGGAACGGCGTCAAAAACTGTTGACACTGCGTGTCGATACGGGGGCTGGTTGGCGTTCCCGGGTGTTGGCTGACGACGAGCAGGACTTGTCGCGGCGCGAACTTGGGGACAAACGGTTGGTTGAAGCGAAATCACAGGGCCGTAACATTGAGCGTCTGCCGGAGAAAGCACACTTCTGATGGCCCGTAAGACCCGCGCTGAGAAATATGAGATAATCCAACGCAAGTTGGAAGGCGCGGCGCGTTGGCGCGACGAAATGGGCTATGACAACCTGTGGCGTCGCATGAACGACCTGTACCGGGGGAAGCATTGGCCGCGCACCACTGTCAATCAGGATTTGGTGGCTGTGAATCTGGCTTTCAGCACGGTGAATGTGATCGCCCCGTCGGTTTCGGTGAACTACCCGAAAGTGGTGGTTTCTCCGAACAAGGAGGAGAATCAGGATCGGGCCACGTTCGTTGAGGCGATTATCAACTATATGTGGCGTCATCACGATTTCCGTAAGCCGTTCCAACGGTGTGTTAAGGATTTCCTGATTTTCGGCCACGGTTGGATAAAGGTGGGTTGGAAGTTCGTTGAGCAGGAGCGCATGCTGGGGGAACCGGAGCGGGACGAGATGCTCCAAACTGCCGTGCAGGAGATGAACGCTTTCGCTCAGGAGGAGCCACTGATAGCGGGCGAGTTGCCAGATAACGAGCGTATAGCAGCCGATGTGCCCACTACGGCTATGACCGTTGTGGAGGATCAGCCGTTCGTGGACCGTGTCTCCCCGTTCGACATATTCGTGGACCCTGAGGCGACGTGCATTGAGGACGCCCAGTGGATAGCGCAGCGGGTGGTGCGCCCGTTGGAGGAGGCCAAGAAGGACAAGCGGTACAAGGCGTCGGCGCGGAAGAACCTGACTGCCGATTCGCTGCTCAACCCGATGTTTGCCCCCACTGACCGTCAGGAGCGCGAAGAGTTCCTGATTGAGGAAGAGCGTACAGTGGTGTTTGAGTTCTACGATATAAAGAACAACACCATGGCGGTGGTGCCCCAGTCGGGCGACGAGTTTCTGGTCGATCCGGCTGCGATGCCGTACGCGTACGGTCAGCCGTTTGTGATGCTACGCAACTACGATGTGCCCGACTACTTCTACCCGATGGGTGACTTGGAAAGTATTGAGTCGTTACAGTTGGAGTTGGACATGACGCGTTCCCAGTTGGTGAACGCCCGTAAACGGTACGCTCGCAAATATTTGTTCCATGAGAGGTCGTTCGGCCCGGAGGGTCGGGAGGCGTTGGAATCGGATGAGGACGGCCGGTTGGTG